GTTTCTGTTAACCACCGGTTTTAACTTCTATGTGTAAAGTATCAGTCACCTTAAACTCAACATAATATAAATCAGCCAGCGCCACAATCATGTTATGGTCAGGGATACTTAATACCTCTAAAGCTTTAAGCTGAACACGTGGATCATATTCAAATACGGTTTTTAGATCGTCTTCGATGATCTGACGAGTTTGCTGATCATTAGGTTCAAATACCATGAAAGGTATTCTAGTTCCAAAATTTGACATCATAACCCGAGATCCAATTGGCGTGTAAATGTGATTGAGCAAATCTTGTTTTACGACTTCAATATCACTAATACCAAGATTTTTTGTACTTAACCAATTTTTTGTTGAAAGTCCGTGATAGAACATATTTATTCCATAGTAGTAACAGTTTTATCTATTTACATAAAAAACACAGTTCAAATTTTATAAATAATTTTCAAAAGCTAATGGAGAATAGCAACTATGAAATTTTCAAATACTGAAAATTTATCAAATTTTCATTTTTTTAAATCTAATGAATGGATACGTCCATGGACATATGGCTTAGAGCAAATGATTTGTGTTGACCATGTTGGCATAAAAACAGGATTGTATCTTATTGAAGATAACATTTCAGTTCAAGACAACCGTAAAAATAATTTTTCAGCATTCACATTTAGAAATAAATTGATAAATGGAAATTTTGACATTTGGCAACGTGGCACTTCACAAAATATACCCGGGTATGGAAGTGATGATAGATGGTTCAACAGTTCTAATAATACGCAAATGAAATTTGATACTAATCAATCTGATGTCCCATTTAATCCATCATATTACTCTAGAACTATATTAGAACAAACCACTCCACAGTATGATTTTCTTTTGGATACTGAAACAGAACAGCCAACTTTAGTGACAGCTTATAAAGAACAGCGAATAGAAAATGTAAAATTATCAAAGCTCGATAATTTCAGCAATTTGTCGAAAACATCAAATTCGCATTTTACGTTGTCTTTTTGGTTAAAACACAATAAACTGGAATTAAATAATGATGGATTTATATCTATTCAATTAATTCAACATTTTGGCTCTGGAATTAACGCTTCACCAACCAAAATTGTAAATTTATTAAATGATAACAAGCAACAAGTCGCTATAATTCCATCAAATCAGTGGACACAATATGTATTGAATCTTGAATTTGAATCTCTAGAAAATATGGTTATTGACGGCGATGATCATTATTATGGAATAAGATTCACTTATAATTTACCTGCAAATGAACATTATAATGAATTTTCAAAAACTGCTTTTGACTTGGCGCAAGTACAATTAGAACCCGGTTTTATCTATACTCCATTTGAGCTTAGACCAATAGGGCTAGAAATTGTTCTTTGTCAACGATATTTCGAAAAACAACAAAAAATTCATTTTTCAGCAGGAGGTGGATTAGAAACTACTTTTATAGATCATGTCTGTTTTCAGACTGAAAAATTTAAAAATGGTTTGGTTACGATATTTAATTCAAATAATTTACTAACAACCGTAGATTATACTACTACTACAGGTTTTTCATATTCTATTACATTATCTGAAACTCAAACCGTTAACGCAATTTTAAATAGTGCAATTACTGGCGTAGTTACATTATCTAAACCAATTTCTAGTTTTTTTGATTTTATGATAGATGCTGAACTTTAACCTTTATAGTGTAAATTTCTGCTAGTATTTGCTGGGCGATCAAATGGTTCATGCGCTGGAATAATAGAAGGACCTGCTGCAGCATTCGCGCAAACTGCTTGAGCGGCTTCAGTTGCTGCTGTAGTTCCAGTTATATTTAAATTTGACTGAATGATGTTTCCATTTAGATGTACTGAACTACCTGTCACTTTAGTCATATCACCTTTTAAGTTTACATCCTGTCCTGACATTGCCAATGTATTCTCACTCTTAATGTTGACTTGATCACCAGATATTTTTGTATCCGTGCTATTGATGTCAACTTTACAGCCGGATGCTGCTAATTGATCACCAGCCTTCAAATGAACTCCAGAGCCTGAGATGTTGGTATCAGCTTCACTCAATAAGTTGATGGTTCCTTGGGCATTCAAGTTGATATTTCGATTCGCTGCAAGGTTGATATCTTCTTCAGCTCGGACTGAAATTGATTTAGCTCCATAGATATGTACATGCCCATCTTCATCAAGCTCAATCCAAGTATTACCTTTCGCAGTTGATACGTAGATACGCTCATTGGTATCGTCTAAGATAACTTGATTGCCTTCACAAGTTTTAACTCTAACTCGGCAATTATCAACATTATCTGACATTGAGATAAAGTGATGACCAGGAGTAGTCCAACAATAAGTTTGAGGGTCTAAGTACGTATTATCGGCTGGCGATTTACCATAACCATTTGTTCCATCTTTGACATCCGCATCTTGAGCTACTTGACGTTCAAATGGCCCACGTGTCTGAGCAATAGCTCCTGTTAAATCACCAAAAGCGGCTTTAGCATTTGAACTTGCTGGTTCTAGCGGGTCATAGCTATCAGTCCAAGGTCCTGGAGTTCTATCTTTATTTGAAATTCTACCACCCGGTAAGCTACGATTTCGATGTAGGTCAAAAACACTAGCGAAGTAAAAGCGACGGTTTGGATCGCCATTTAACAGAAAGACTAATACTTGAGAGTTAATTTTTGGTAGTGCCCAAAAACCATAACTTACAGGGCCATGAGATACTGCGCCAGTTCTTCCTGCTGGAAAATCGACCGTGACTCCGCCAAAAGGAGTTGCATATTCCGCCCAAACTAAATTTGCTATGCTATAATTTTCACCATCGAGCGCTGGACACCAGATTTTAAGTCTACCCATCTGGTCAGGGTCTTCCGTATCCATGACAAAGCCATCAGTGATAAATGGCCATGCTTGTTTTATATTTGAGAATGCTGACATTAACTGTTTGCTAGTTTATTTTCTTGTTGATTGTACATATACTCGCCATAGAGATCACAAGTATGGAGTTGTAAATCTTGCGTAAAAGAAGAACTGGAAAATTCATTGTGAACCGCGCTTACAAAATACCAACCATCATAGAATAATTGAGTTCTTATTGAATTATTTAGTGGATTATAAGTATCACCAGCATTCATCTCAGCAAATGGATAATCAGCTGGACCAAAGATATTAATCTTGACATACATTCCACCAGCAATAAATGCTTTGTATTTTGAATTAAGCTGGTCTTGAACTGGCTTAATTAACTCCTTAACCCATTTTCTATGTTCAAGGTGAGCAGCAACAATTGTTGCTCCACCTTTTGCTGTCGGAGTTTTTCTTGTTTTTGTATCTCCTCGTGAATAATCCCAAGCTGTTAACTTGTTAAAATCAATTGTTTCATTATTCAAATATGTCTGAATTGATTCAGTCAAATTAACATGAGGCGCGATTGAATCAATGACAAATGATTTAAAAATGTCTGGATTACCACGTATTTTTACCACCGGCTGTAAATTAGCCGCCGCTAAATCAGATAATGACCTATGAAATTCCTGCTTATTTTGAAAGTTTTTTGCTGGATTTGCTTGACCTTTATTTGTTGATACCGCGTTATTCGTGTATTGAATATATGATGGAGGTGGGGCAACAATTGGCTGCAGCTGTCTAACTTTATACAGCATTGGTTTATCAAATACTTCTGGTTCATCTTTGTTTTTTACTTGACTTTTACCAACAATATCTTGAATCGCCGATACACTCACGTTAGATTTACTAAAAAGCCCCATCATTAAATTATTAACAGCGATATCTAAATGAAGAATATCCTCGTTTTTACCAGAAAAAACATAATCAAATATCATTGCTCCTGGTGGATTTTCAGTTTTTGTTGGAACTCTACTGTCAATTACGTCACTTTCAGACCCATTTGTATCAGGCAAGTTAAATTCAACTATATCAAAATGCACTAAAACTATATCTTTATCCGATGTTATACCAGTCAATACTTTAAAAATTTTTCCAATCCCCTGTGATTTTGCTTCTAAATTGCAGAGCTTATTGACTTCATCACACGCAGTTAACAACGCCCAAAGCACATCTGGAATTGTCATATTTGCCGCGCTAGCATAATAGCCAGTCGCTGGAGTTTTAGGCTCTTTAGCTGTTTGGTCATTTACTGAGGCAATAACTTCAGCCTTTTGTTTTTCGACTTGCTGCTGTTTTTGAGCTTTAACTGATTCAAATTTTGTTTCATACAATTTTGCCGCTGGACTATCTACCTTAAAATAAAACCAATGCTCTGGAATTGTAATCATGTATTGAACAAGCCGGCCATTCTTATGTTTCTTTGCTTGAGGGTTTTTAGATTGTACTTGTGATTCAGTTACGACGCCATCAGTGGGTTTTTCAATTGGATTCATCTTAAAGAAATATTCTCGACTTGCTTTATTCAACTTATTTTCTAAGGCTTGAATAGCATTTCCAAGTAGGCCATCACTAAATTTAATACTAATCGATTCACCAGCCCAAAGGTTAGTATAAATGGCAAAATCATCACCAATCATTCCAGATATTGGAACAAACTGCAATTCATATCGGCCGCCATCTGTGCCAAATTGTGTTAAATTGAATTGTCCAGCCATTATTAATGGAATACTAATGCTGTCAACTAATTCAGTTGTACCAGAATCCGTATGCCCCATAAACATAACATGAAGTAAAAACGTTACGCCAGTGATATCTGTTTGTAAACCAATATCACAAAGCCATTTCATATAATTAAAAAACCCAATACCAGATGGGTCGATTATCTGCATTGATAATGTGCCTAAGATTGATGTATGGTCAGATGGGCTTGAATTGCCGCCGACATAAGTTGTAAATTTGACATTATCAATCATGAATTCTGATATACGTCGTGTATCACAAACTAAATAAGCTCCAGAATCCTTATACAACTCTTGGCCTAAACGCACGCCCTGAACCGCCGCCAAAAAGTTAGTCGATTGCCCAACTTTAGGATCGATAAGATTTTTGATAGCCTCAGTATTATTCGCGGCAACCATAACAAAATGATAAGAATGAGACCGATATTGATCGAGTTTATTTTGTGGATTGCTCATAGAACGATAGGTGGTAAAACACTCTCTGGAGTGCGGGATGATTTGATGCCACCTGTTTTTTTGTTAAACAGCAGCTGAAGTCTATTTAACGTTGGCAATCTAAGCTGCCTGCCAATTGTAATCTCAGCCCATGGGTCTAGTATATTGTTATATTGAGCAATAATCCACCAAAAACGAGGTTCACCGTAAAAAGTATCGGCTATTAAATCAATTCGATTAACATAACTGTTTGAAACTGTAAAGATTTGGTCAGTTTCATCTAGTTCAAATGAATAGCGGTCCCACCATTCTAATCCGAGCTTACCAACCTCAGTTAAGCCACCTTGAACATATCGACCAGTTTTAACTAACGCTGATGATGTTGTCATACATTACTCCTGAAACCAGCGTGGTTTATTTGAAAGGTTAAAATTTGGTTGGGTTGGATTCATGAAATCTGTATTGTTTGTAAATGGAGAAAAAACTGTGTTATTTAATGAACTTTTCGTCGATGTTAAGCCGGTATCAGTTAAATTAAAATCCTTTGGTGTATATGAAACTGTATTAGCATTTGCGACAACTGCGTTATTAGCTGGGCTTAATTGAGTTGCTTGGCTTATGTCACTTGTATTATTTGCAGGTGATGTTTCTGGAGCAGTTCCAATCTTTGGAATTATTACAGGATAATATGCATTTGCTAAATCACCTCGGCGGTATGCTGAAAGGTCAAAACCACTATACTCTCTTGCTGACCAAGCTTCTTTAAGGGTAAGTGAACCAATATTAAAAATTACTGGAAATGGTTCACCTGCTGAGGTATGAATCCAATCGACATCATTTGGCCAATCGCAGCCAAAGCTTTCTAGTGCAACCGGTATCTTTCCAATATTATGGTCGCCATATGCAGTAAATTCTAAGATATCTGGTGGAGCGCCAAGTAATTCAGGGGTTGAGCTCTCAGTGCCATAGCCATAATAAGGCATTAACCAACCACGTAAAGTATTGATAATCTTTTGATTCTCGTCAGCTTCGGCGATCGTTCTTGAAATAAGTTTAATATTTCCGATGGACCAAGTTCTTGGTCCGGTATGATTATATTTTGCAATTAACCCAGGGTGATGTGGCATCATCACATCATCATACATGGCCTGCCTACCTTCATTAATGGTTGGCATTACCCTAAATAAAACTTCCTCTCCGGTCACCTTTGAGACTAATTTAACGCCGAATCGTTGAACACCACCACCAATTGCTCCCAAGCCATTTAACATTTCAGCTATCTCAGTTGCGCCCATGCCGTTGAAGCTTTTAAATTTTGAACTAATGCTGTCTCCAAAATTGTTTAAAGCATCATTCATAGCGGTGCTAAAGCTGCCATTTGTCAAAGCGCCAAAATCAGTTGGCATCGCTTTTGCGGTATTGCTAAATGAACTTGACCCCCAATTTATAGCGGTTGCCATTTCAGTCAACTTAGTTTCACTTCTTGCGGTAAGTGGAGTTAATTGACCGCCCTCAGTCCAGGCAAAGCCATTTAACTTTGGTAAGCTTGGGTCAGAAATTATATCAGCCATCTATTTGACCCCCAATTGCTTTTTTAATTTTGTCGAACATTAGTTTTGCCAGCTTTGGCTTATTTTGTAATCCAACAATCTGAGTAAATTCTTCAAGATACCCTAGCTCAACCGCTCGCCTTGCTAATGAACTACTAATATCTTCAGGTGATAATTCATGTTCAGCTTTCATTTTATCCAATGTCAAATTTAAAGCTGTTTCTTTATCTGATTTTTTAGTGGCAACTGCGTCATCAGACCGAGCTAAACCAGGAACTATTGTGTGATCGAGCTCTGAACCATTTGGCTTAAAAAAGCTCTTTTTTAAGAGCGTTAAATACCCTTGAGCTCGATCAGAACCGGCACCAATGGCTATCGGTTCATAGCCATTATCACGCATGATGCCTAAAGCAATACTACCATTTTTTGCGGTTAAAAAAATAACTCCATTAGCTCTGCCTGAAGCTTTCATAAAGCTAATTCTGTCATCAGCTGATAATGGGTTTTTAGTTTTATCTAAGCTGGATTTTTCACCTGTGACTACAACAATAACTGGGCTTGCTTCTAGATTTAGCTCAGGATTTTTTCTAATAAACTCTTTTAG